CTGTATTTCAGGAGCGAGTGCCTGATTTGCTACATTCAATTGATCCAATGTATTCATTTCTGCAGGATCAAGTGCAAGACCAGAAGATATATCTCCCTTCATTTGCTTATCAATCTCACGCATATCTTTATTAGTCTGTCCAAGAATATTCTTACGAACATACTCTACAGAGAAATACTTTCCAACAAAAGGATCCATTTGAGTTACAGTCATCATTCTCTGATTCATCATTTCAATTTCTTTAAGTTCGTTGAAATGATTATCAAATAAGAAGTCATACTGAATATGCTCTTTCATATCACCCCAATCTTCAGGGGAAATTACTCCCTTGAGTATGAGTTGCGTCTTGAGCATGTCGTGGAACATCTCACTAAATCTTTTACGAAGTCTTCCAATGAACTTGGTGAACTTAAGTTCGTCACGGAGGACTTCAGTGGTTTTACCGAGGTTGAATCCTTTGTTATCGTCTGTGAGACGGGAAGGAGGAAGATTGAGGCTGTTATAAAGCTTCTTCTTAAAATACTCAACATCTTTGAGTTCGCCTAGGTTCTGTCCACCAGGTAAGGTGGTGATCTCAGTTCCACGACCACCCTCTCTACGAGGTAACCAGAAATCCTCTAGCATACTCATATGCTTTTTGTCGTCACGCATCTCACCAGTGTTTGCATCATACACTAGCTTGTTACGATAGCGACTCATAACATCACGAAGATATTGTTCCGCTTTTACCTTAGGTAAATTACCTACATCAATGTAGAATATTCTACGTTCAGGAGCACGGGATAGTCTGTATATAACAAGACTATCTTCAATCATTCTAAGTTGATTAAGAGACTTGATTGCCTTATGAAGGAAACCAAGAGTCATTCTTTTGTTTAAATCTTGTAGTCCAGATGGTGCAAATGTAATACTATCCACTGCCATCTTGATACCTTGTGACAATGACATATCACCAACAGGTCCTAAAACTCCACCTTTATAAAAACCTTTTGGATTATACAAATAATAATCTACAAATGTTCCGTATTCATACTCAAGTGCTGTGCCTTTAATTGCTTCACGAGCTATAGAGTCTTTAGGTTTTTGATCAATCTTTTGTCGGACCTTCTTGATCTTCATTGGATCAATGTAACGAAGTTCCGTAATACCTTTCTTTGGATTGTCTAGGTCAATGACCTTATGATAATATAATCTTCCATCAATATACCAAGATCTAACAATCTCATGAGCACGATTGTCAAAGTTTAAAAGTTTTTTGATATACTCAAATTCATCACGAACTTTTTTCTTGATACTCATTCCAGCATCTAGGTTATCTAGATTAACTTCTACAGGAGTATCGTAAGCATCACTTACAATAAATTCGTTTACAACTTCGTCAACTGCACTATCCACTTCTGGATGTAGTGCCATGTCACGATAACGACGGATCATCTCAAACTCGTTACGAGCTTGATTATCCGTATCCACATATGTTCCATAGTAACCACCTGCTGCTACGGCGATTGCCTCATCAGCATTAGGAGGGACAGGGGACTGACCCTTCTGACCCTCCTTGCGATTAATCTGGAAGCCAAATAACTGACTCATGATTACCTATACTACTTCTTCTGATCTATTTATTAGACCACGCCAATGCTACTTGCACCTTCACGTGTTCCACCTGTAGCAGTAAAGTAAGAATACTGCCATTCAACTGTGAATTCTTCAATCTGATCATTGCTGTCATAAGCAAGGTCAATTGGAGAAACGTTAGTTGGGAAACAATGAACTAATGTATACTGTCTGAGAACTGCACCGCTATCGCTGGTATCTTTCTCAAGTTGCTTAACAATTAATTCTCCCATGTAACCATCACTCTTATTAGGTGTGAACAGAGGAGCTGTATTATCATCGTGAGTATTGATGTTATTTGCCCACTGCTCAAAGAATGAACGAAGTTTGAAGTCCTTATCGTTGAAGAATGTTGCAGTCCAAGTATCAAAGGTACGATCACCTGCGATCTTAACTGTTCTTCCTCTGAAAGGAACCTCAATCACTCCCAAGTTAGAACCTGGAAGTGCTGCTGATTTACACATTACATTAACCAAATCTTGCTCAGATGTTTTATCTAAACTGTTTGGAAATTTAACGTCAACCACAAACATATTTGGTTTGACGCCTTGCCCAATATTTTGCAAGAATGAACTTACGTTATTGATTGCCATTGTTTTTTACCTCGTGTTTTTTTCTCGTTATACTTTTATATTATCTACCGACGACTTCAGCGAACGAGACGCCCGTCTTAGTAGCAGTTACAGTAACTGTTACGTAGTTAATTGAGCGTGTAGGCTTGAGGTAGAGTTCAGCAACAAACTCATTTCTGTCAACGACTTCGGGAGTATTGTTAGATTCGTCACAAACAACCAAGTAATCGGTAAGACCTCTACGTGCTTGAACCTCAGAAAGGTAAGAACCTATAGAAGAAGCGAAACCAGAACGAGTGGTTGAATCATTTTGCTCAAAGAGAACTCCTTCAGCAAGTCCTCTTGCTCTCTTCTCAATATTGAGGAATAAACGACGAACGTTAATTCTATCAAATGCAGAAGGAGATGCTAATGCAGTCTTATCTCCAAATAGGATTGGACCAGCACCAGGGAAGGAAACAACAGGGTTGACTGCAGAAGTATACAGATCATCTCTTGCTGCCTTATTGGGATTGAATGCAAGTTTAACAACGTTTCTTAAACCACCTCTGTTAGTACCAGCAGGTGAAATCCAGTCATCACTAATAGCAGATGTAGAAACACATAAACCAGCAATATCACCATTACAACCGATGTAACGATACTTGTCGTTAAATCTGTCATAAGTGTACTTAACACCACTGTCTTTCACAACATAAGAACTGGATGCAATTGTATCCATGAACTCTAGAGTGTTAGCAAGTTGTGCAGCAGGAGTTAGAGCAGCACCACCAGAGGTAGCAACTTGATCTCCAGTCCAAGGAGAAACGAATGCAATGCAATCCTTTCTAGTATTTGCAACTGCAGCAACAGAAGCTGCTTTTGCACGAGTATCAGTCTCATCAGCAGCATCGCCACCCATGAGAACGAAATCAACTGTAGTCTCTTCTGTATCTAAGAATTGATCATATGCAGAACCAATCTCACCAGCAGTATATGCGTAATCATCTGTACCACCCGATAGAGAACCACCAGCAGTAGAAAGAATATATGCTAGTGTTAAAGGAGCAGCTGCAGTAGCACCATAAGATGCAGCAGCTGATCCAGGTGCTTCACCTACTGGAGAATATTCTGCAGCACTTAATGATGCACCAGCATAAACATAAGCAGAATACTCATTAACATAATCTTTCCAATAAGAAGATGCACCTTCAGGTGTCTTAGCATCAGATAGTTTAGAAAGATATGTCAATCTCTCAACTATTGTGTTTGTGCTCTCATCAACAACTGCAACGTGTACTTCGTCACCAGATAGGTAACGCTCAGATGCATATGCAGAAGTTCCAGGACGAGGAGCAATATTTTTGTAAGTTAAACCAGTTGATCCAATTGGAAGTGCATTCCAGTCAGTTGCAGTAAATGCAGACTGAGTGAAACTGTTACCAGATACTGCACCAGCAGCACCATGTTTAATACCAACATTGTTAGCATCAATAACAACTGTAACTTCGTGATCTGTTGTTGTACCATCGCTAAGTGTATCACCAACTGATAGACCGTGACCAGCTTTGGTCATCTTAGAGTCAGCAACTTTATCAACTATAACAACTCTAAGGTTATTACCATCAGCACCAGCATCTCTTGCAGCAAACTTTTCAGTAGTTACTCCTGCATCAAATGCTTCTTTAGTTCCAATTAAAACTCCAGAACCAGATGCTGTTGCATTTAGAACTCCAGTTGCTGCACGAACAACTGCGAGTGATCCTCCATAGCGAAGGAATTCAGAAGCAACCAACCAATCACCAGCGTTAGCCTCAGATGGTGCTCCAAATGTATCAATTAGTTCTCTCTCAGAACCTATGTTAACTATTTTGCCTACTGGTCCACTGCGGAAAGAAGAAGCAATAGCACCACGAATGGCACTATTTCCTACAACAACTGCATTGGATAAATCACGTTCCCTAATAACAACACCAGGCGAGACTTGACTTGCCATTTTTTTACCTCTTAGATATCAAATTTATCTAAAAGTATTTAGATTTTTCAATCTCTCAAGAGGGGAAACAATGCATGAACAACCTACCAGTCTGGATATTTCCAATCAGACATAGGTTCTCTCTTTTTTCTATTATCTAAAATTCTTTTTATAGTACAATCTTTACACTCATATGAATATGCTGAAGGTAAACCTTTCTTAGATTTCCTCGTCATATAAAAATCTTCTATTAAATTCTTCTTTCTATTACAAGATCTACAAGTCCTCTCCTTGAAGAGAAGATGTTCCAGAGAAAACTGATCCCCAATATCCATCAGTAGGGTAACATATACGTAACTTCATCTTGCCTATCTCCGTATGCCCACAATTCACCGTCTGCGTCCACGAAGGTATCGTCACCCAAGCCATCGTCAATAAACCCAAAAGGAGCCATATCCTGTTCAATTTGGTTTCGTTGTTCATCGTAGATTCTCCTCCTGATGTCTTGGTCAGTCATTTCTTTAAAGTATTCCTGCATGACTAACCATGCAAACAATACCATACACATTACAAGGTCATCATGATATCCCTCGTCTGCTTCCCATGCTTGTTTCTTTTGAACAAACGTAGTAAGTTCTTGGAAGATCTGAAAGTCATTGAATAATAATTTATCTTCTTCAATAATAGCTTTAAGATTAGAGCATCCGATCTTCTTGACAGTGATACTCATCTTGACTCCTAATTGAGTCTTATTACCTGAGAACCCTTGACCTACTATCTGACCAGCTCTACCTCTCATAGCACACATGAGTACATTAGGATACTCAAGGTCATAGTTTAATGTTGCTGCTATGCTATCACCAATATCATTAACCTCTACTAAGATGTATGGATTGTTATATTCCTTAGCTACTTGGAAGATGACCGAGGGAAACAGTACAGGTTTAATCTCATTATTTCTGTACTTCGCAACGATCTGATACGGCACACTGGTGATATCAAACACGATGAAAGCAGAGTAGTCGCCACCGATACCTCTGGCAACATCAACAGTAATAATATATTCATGATCTTTTTCTGCTCTTGTATATACGTCAAATCCTGCATTGCTAGCTATGGGGTCATGAAATGGAATGTTCTGAAGTTTTGCTGGACTGATTAAAGTATCAGCAGAACCAAGGAAGTCACATTCAAATTCTTGTGCAAATTGTCGTGGAGATGTATTCTTCATAGTCTCCTCTTTCCATTTAGCATCTCTGCCTGGAACTTGAGACCAATGTACTTCATTTGTTACGTAATTATTCTTACCTCTCTTAGCATCTTCCCACGTCTTATAGAAGTGGTTCATACCATTAGGAGTGGATATAATAATTACTTTCGTTGACTTACCAGAAGTAATAGTAGGATAAACAGAGGCAAAGAATTGCTCTGCAACATGGTTCGGAACGAAGGCGAACTCGTCAAGGAAGAGGATGTTAAACGACATGCCTCGGACAGCACTTGCAGACGTAGAAGCAGCCAATATCTTTGATCCGTTTTCAAGTTCAACATTTCCTTTATTCCATACTAGTATACCATGTTGCATCCACTTAGGCAAATTCTCATATGCTAATTGGAGTCTTCCAAGTAGTTCCCTTGCAGTAGAAGCTTTGTTAGCGAGTATGCCGATATTGACACTATCATTAAAGATAGCATAATGTAAAAGGTAAGCCACGACAGTCGTACTCTTACCTGTTTGCCTAGGGAGTTTTGCAATGTTAAACCTATTGTTATGAAAATCCATCATGATTTCCTTTTGGAAATCGTACATAGAGAAAGGTACTAAACCCTCATCAAGAGATATAATTTTAATATAATTCAAGGCAAAATAGAGTGGATCATTTTTACATTTGATCCATTCATTAACTTGCTTCTTTGTAAATTGTATCTCAGTACCTGCCTTCTTCAGGTTGGGGTTACCAAGATATACGTCAGTTGCTACTGCCATTATTTTGTTTCTTGAATTGCTTCTTTAATAACTGTCTTTAATTGTCTTAATTTCTTTTTACCAAGACCAGCTCTTGTATCTATCTTAACCTTTAACCAATATACAAAGGCAAGTACCAGTATGAACTGAATACCTTCACCCCATGATAGGTTCCATGCTTCATTAAGATCTAATGATGCAGCAGCGAATGTGTTTAATAAATTCATTTTTCAGCAGCGTATAATGCAAATGTAGAAGTAGTTATAACAGTCATCATGTTAGCAATGTGTTGCTTAACATCTGAATCACATGGTTTAGCTCCAGGAAAGAAACATCCAAATATAGTTGCTCCTACTATTCCTAACTGGAATAATATCAC